ATGGTAACAAGTCCAACATTTTCGTCAAAATAGGTTTTGACTTGGTCGATTTGATTTTGCATTTTCATCATTTGTTTTGCCTTTATCATTATTATAGTACTAATATAAAACAAATTCTTGACATAAAAAAATCTGAGGTGAATTATTTTCAAACTTTTTTCGATTAGTAGTTATTTTCAATGTGGTCTACTAGATCAGCAAAGGAATAGAACTCCTCTTTTACTAACACAGCACCATCTACAACTTGACTAACTACGTAAAAGTCAGGTTGGAATGAGATACGAATACCCATACCTTCTTCTTCGTCAGATTCGATACATAGCATGTTGTTATCCAACTGCGATATGGTAACAAGTCCAACATTTTCGTCAAAATAGGTTTTGACTTGGTCGATTTGATTTTGCATTTCCATCATTTGTTTTGCCTTTATCATTATTATAGTACTAATATAAACAATTTCTACGACATAAAAAAATCTGAGAGCACTTTTTTTCAACTTTTGTCCATTTTTCAATCCCGTATATTTCTATATGTTACGTAACCTAAACAAAACTATTTCATTATGAATGTAAACGAAGCAATCACAAAGCTCAGAGTATTACTTGGAGCTGAGACTGAAGAAGTAGTGGAAATCCAAAACGACGAGCACGTAGACGAGAAAACTGAAGTCAAAATGGCTGAAGCTACTCTTGTAGACGGAACGGAAGTTTACACTGAAGGCGAGCTAGAACCAGGAGCAATCCTATTCGTTAGAGCTGGTGAAGGTGTATCTGAAGATCCATTCGCGCCGGCTGGGTTGCATGAAACTACAGAAGGTTTGCTAATTACAGTAGGTGAAAATGGTGAAATTACTTCGATCGAAGAAAAAGCTGAAGAGAATATCGAAGCTGAAGAAGAAATCAAAGAAGAAGTTGCAATGCAATTCAACGCTGATGAATTCATTACAGAGATCGCAGGTCTAATCAAACCATACACTGAAGAAATTAGCTCTCTAAAAGAAGAACTAAACACTCTAACTGAGCGTTTTGAGGCAATCGCGGATATGCCAGCTACTAAAAAGATTCGCAACAACTTCTCTGAAGAAGCAAAAGTTATCAAAGGTCGTGCAGAAGCACGTTTTGAAAAGCTTGTATCAATCAGAAAGAACAAATAACAAACTAAACTAAACAAACATCAATTATTATGGCATTTGATCTAACAGCCCTAACAGCATACACTGATGAGCTTTCATTAGACTTGATCGCAAAGGCAGTGTTGACCACAGACTTGATGAATGATATCGACGTTCGTTCTGGCCTTCAAGCAGGAACAGTTGCTATCAATCTAATGGACGGCGACCTAAACGTTGCTGATCTTGCATGTGGTTGGAACCCAAGCGGTGATGTAAACTTCTCTCAAGTTGACATCTCAATCGCAGACAAACAAGTAAAAATGGAACTTTGTCCAGAAGACCTACGCCAGTACTGGTTATCTCAGAGAATGAGCGCAGGAACTGCTAACGACTCAGTACCATTCGAAGAAACTATCGCTAGTTACTACGTAGAAAGAGTACGTAAATACAACGAAGGTTTCCTAATCAACGGAGACGGTACTGTAAACGGTATCAAAGCTCAAATTACTGCAGCAGCAGGTGCTAACGTACCAGCAGGTGCAGCAGCTTGGACAGTTTCTAACGCAATCGACCAAGCTCTTGACCTATTCGATTCTATCGACGAGGCAGTAAAAGACAGAGAAGATCTAATCATGATCGTTTCTCCAGCTAACTTCCAAACTCTACGTAGAGCATTAGTAGCTCAGAACTACTACCACTACGATCAAGGAGATGGTAGAACTATAGATCTAATCGGAACTAACTGTAAAGTTGTAAAATCTTCAGGTCTTGTAGGATCTGATTACGTTGCAGCTGGTCCTGCTGGATTTATCGTTGCAGGAACTGGTCTAGAATCTGACTTCGAAACTATGAAATTCTTCTACGATGAAGGAGAAGACGTAGTAAAGTTCAGAGCAGCATGGAGACTTGGAGTTGCAGTACACCAAGTAAACCTATTTGCTACTAACGGATTAGCATAATCACACTATAACCAAAGAGAGGATTTCGGTCCTCTCTTTATAAACTAAACAAAGAAAAGAAACTATGAGTTGTTCAAATATCTCAGCAGGATTTACCCTAGATTGTAATGATGCACAAGGTGGCGTTGATAAAGTTTTTATCGCAAACGGACCCGTTGAAGGCATCACAGAATCTTCAGGTAATGTAACTGCTATTACAGTGGGCGGATCTGCCCTAACTCCTAGTGATTTCTTTACCTTCGAAATGCCACGTCAAACTGGTTCATACACTGAAACTGTAGCAGTATCACAAGAAAATGGTACAGTAACATATGACCAAGCATTGACATTAGTATTCAACAAAATGGAAGCAGCAAAACGCAACCAATTGTTACTAATGGCAGAAGCTACTAATATGGTTGTAGTATTCAAGACTAACGATGAGACACCAAAGTATTTCTCAGTAGGTCTTGAGCGTGGAGCATACGTTTCAGCAGCAACAGTTACTAGTGGAACTGCATACGCAGATCGTCAAGGATATGAAATCACTATCAGCGGACTAGAAGCCGCACCTTCATACGAAATTACATCTTCTATTGTAGAATCGTAATTCGTATTCTATATACTTGTGGCGAAAGGAGCTCTATTGGGGCTCCTTTCTTTTGTTTACAGGTATTCTATTTTCTATATTTCCTATTGTAAAAACATAATTTTGTATGACTATTATTGTAGTAAACAACGAATCTCAATTTGATTTATCATTCAACGTTGCAAATGTTGACTGTGGATTGGGAGATGCATATAAATTTAGAATGAGAAGCCAATGGGACCAAACTGATGATACCTGGGTTGGTTCTAGTAGTGGTTATTTTACAGCGACACTATTATCTACAAATGATAGATATAGTGAATTCAGAGTAACCCTAAATCCATTCTTTCAAAATTCTGTAGAACACTATAATGGTATCTATGAATACGAGTTACTTTGTGATGACGAATCAGTATTAGATTCTGGACTAATCAAAGTGGTTACAAATCCTGGAGGAACTACTGGAGATACTGCTTTTGTGAGTAACAATGAGAATTTAGAAGCAGATACATACTTCACACCAAATTACTAATAATAAACATGAGAACAATACCAGAAGGATTATATTCGGTCAAAGGTGCTAAATTTCAAGCACTTGATCTACCTAAAATCAAAGAAGTGCGTGGTAAAGAGTGGGTATTCTACGGAGAAGACAACCTATTTCCACAAAAACTAATACAATTATATGATACTAGTGCTATGCATCACACTGCTGTACAAGCTATCAAAGATGGTATTATTGGCGAAGGAATCATCGACTACGGAGAGGAATACATAAACACTCACGGTGAAACTATTGATGACATCTTTGAAAAGATTTCACTAGATTATACATTATACAACAGTTATGCAGTGAATGTTATCTGGAACAAAGAGGGTTCACGTATCGCAGAGATCTATCATCTTCCATTTGCTAATGTGAGAAGTGGAAAGATGGATGAAGAAGACGAAATAGTAGAGTATTTCTATTCTTCAGACTGGTCAAATACGCGTAAATACAAACCAGTTCCATATAGAGCATTCGATCCAACTGATAACAAGAAAGAAAATGCTTCGCAAATCTATATTTGCAAGAACTATACACCAGGTAATGATTACTATCCATTACCAGCCTATGTTGGTGGTTTGAACGATATTGAACTTGATGGTAGAGTATCAAAATTCCATAACGCGAATATTTCAAACGGATTAGCACCATCGATGTTCGTTCAATTCCGAAACGGCATACCTAGCCCTGAAGAACGAAGAGATATTTATAGAGAGATTGAAGAGACTTTTAGTGGAGAAGAGAATGCAGGTAGATTCTTCTTGGCATTTAGTGAACCAGGAAAAGAATTACAAGTTACACCAATCGAAAACGCAAATGACGATTATTACCTACTTCTTGAAGAGCGTATCTCTAGTAGAATCTTGACAGCACACAGAATAACATCTCCGTTGCTTCTAGGAATCAAAGACTCTAGTGGTTTTAGTTCTAATGCAGATGAGATCAAGATTGCATACGGACACTTTGAGGGTACCGTAATACAACCTAAACGCGAAAAGATCTTGAAAAGCTTTGGTTACATGCTAAATCTTGCAGGATATAACGTCAAACTAGAAGTTCAACCTAACGAGATTCTAGTAGTTGATGAAGAAACTCAAATTGAAAATAACATAGAAGAGAATGGCATCGATAACTAATGTAAAAATTTGTGACGGTTATGATGGTCTAATCAAGACCTCTAATAATGCTGCAATTACATCAACACCTGTACAGCTAACTGATGGTCTTGGTAATAACTTGCCAATTCAAGTAGGTACAAATAGTACTCTTTTCTCACAAACTGTTGATTTTACTAATGCTACTGTAATTGGAGCAGCTGGTGAAAAAGGAGATAAAGGAGATCAAGGTATTCAAGGAGTAACAGGTGCTACTGGTCCTGCTGGAGATAAAGGAGACAAAGGTGATTCTGGTATCGCAAGTAATGGCTATTATGGATCATTCTATGATAATACAGATCAAGTAATTTCAGTAGTTGGAACACCACAAGTAGTACAGATCGCAAATACTACTCTTTCTAATGGAGTTAGTTTGATAGGTCCTAAAATTGTAATTGCTAACGCTGGTGTTTATGACATGCGCGTTACTTTACAGATTTCAAATCCTAATAACTCTATTGCACAAGTAAAAGCATGGTTGAGATTCAATGGTGTTGACTATCCTAATAGTGCACACTACGTATCACTAGCACCTAGAAAGAGTTCTACTGAACCATTTGAAGTAGTTACAACATTTGGTTTTGTTGGTGAAAGCCTAAATGCTAATGACTATGTAGAAATCTATTGGGAATCAGATACTTCACTAGTACAATTAGAAGCAGTGGCAGGTACTGGACATCCAGATTCTGGATCTGTCTATGTAAATGTTAGTAATGTTGCTGAAGTAGTAACAGGTGCTCAAGGAGATAAAGGAGACAAAGGAGATACAGGAGCTACAGGACCTGCTGGTGCTGGTAGTATTGTTTCAGCTGATATTGATCAGGTTTCATTTACTTCAGTAAATCAAGTTGAAAACTATGTACTTGCATGTGAACTAATTCCAGCTAATACATTTACTACTAATGACGTATTAGATTTAGTAGGTGGTATTTGGTGGAGTGCTGGTGGCTCGGCATCATCAAAATGGGAAATATGGATTGAACCTAGTTGTTCAGGTGCAGGAACTATACAAAATCCAACAGGTGAACTTTTAGTTCGAGGTGCGTCAAATGTAGCGTATTATATGCCGCATAAAAAATTATTTGTAAATGGTTCAACAACTCAAATGGGGCACCGAGGGAGTGCATATAATTGGAGTGATAGTTCTCCAGGAAATAGTTCAAGTAATGTAGCTGGTTTTTATGAATTGAGTCCGTATTGGAAAGACCTAAATATAGATTGGACACAAGAACAATATTTGACTATTTTTGTAACTATGACACAACCAGGATATAATATACGTTGCGATCATCTAACACTAGCGAAAATAAATTCATAATAAAATGGCAAGAACAGCACTTTTAGTATCAGAACAAAGAATGAAACAGTGGACAGGTCTTGATGAGAATGTCCGCACAGAAGATATACGTGTCTATATTATACAGGCACAAGACATCTACGTACAAGATACGTTAGGTACAAAATTCTACAATACAATCAAGAGTAATATCATCAATAACGCACTAACTAGTGATGAAGAGACTTTACTAAAGGATTATGTAGGACCGATGCTAATGCAATATGCGCTGTACCTAATGCTACCACACATCAAGTATAAAATTGTAGACAAAGGAATCCTAAATGGAACAAGCGAGGAGACACAGGCTACAACACTAGATGAACTAAAATATTTACGTGAAAGCACACTCAATACTGCACAGTTCTATAACGAGAGAGTAATTGAGTACTTCAGAGATAATCCTGGAATGTTCCCAGACTATGAGACACCTGGAACCGATGGAATGTACCCAAATAAACAAACACCATACTTCTCTGGATTAGTAACACAAGTACCAAAATATGGAAAAACATATTATGAAGAAAAATGCGACGGTTGCGATATCTACGGCCCTGCCGTCGAAAACTAAAGCAACAGACAAGAACATCAAAAAATTATACAAATTCGTACATGAAAGCAATATTAGACGCAGTACTAAACAAATGGATTAGTAGAAAACTAATGGTATTCCTAATTGCAACAGGTCTTGCCTTCTGGGGTAACTTGACTAGCAGTGATTGGGTAATTATTGCTACTACATATATTGGCACTCAGGGTGCTGTAGATATTGTAGAGAGAATACGTAAAACTGGACAACAGTTCTAAAAATTATATTTCATAACAGATGATTTCAGCAGATATAACAAGCGCAGTACAACAGTACGTTCTGAATCAAAGTAGTGGAGCAGTGACCGAACCAGTAAACGGTTCTTGGTTACAAGCCTACTGTGAATATTTAGGAGTAACATCTCCCGTAAATGCAAGCTGGTTACAAGCACTTTGTAATCACTTTGGTATCACAGCACCTGTTGATGGCTCTTGGGTTATCGCACTTGCTGGTTACTATAGTATTACAGCACCCCTAAATGGAACATGGTGGTGGGCTCTTGCAGATGCAGGTGCTCCAACTCCAGTAGTACCATTTACATGGTCAGGAAATACAAATAACTGGGAAGCTGAAACCCGAGTATGGGAAACAACATAAATTATATAAAAAGATAATATGGCAAGTTTAGTCGGAAATGCGATCAATGCGAGTTGTGGTGGTTTACTAAAAACTGATGACAACGCAATTATTGGCGCTTCAGAAAAAAGAGTTACCGATGGATTAGGTAACGCAACAAATATGACCATTGGTACTGGTGGTACATCATTTGATTCAGGCACTGTAGATTTTACAGGTGCTACAGTATCAGGTTTACCAGCAGATGTAAACACTACATATGATTTAGCGTCAGCACAGAATGTAGCTAATGTAGATGTAACTCTAACTGGTTCAGATGCAACTACAGATACTGTAACTTTAGCAGCTGGTACTAATATTACCCTAACAGATAATGGTAGTAATCAAATTACTATCGATGCTGCTGGAGGTGCTGCTGGTCTTGAAAGTGGTACTGGTGTTGAATCGATGCAAAGTGCAGCAAGTCTAACAACTGTAGCTGCTAATGCAAGTGGTGTATGTTCAATCGCATTAGGTTATGATGCTGATAGTGGACCTGCTGGAGTTTCATTAGGAGCATGTACACAAAGTGGTGATGGTGGTGTAACTATTGGTTTCAAAGCTGGTTTTGGTAGCACATCTACTAATGCAGCTTCTGTAGCAGTTGGATTCAATAGTACTCAAAATAATACTGACTTTGTAACATTAGTTGGTGCATGTACTAAAACTACAGCAGATTATGGATTAGCAGTAGGTCATGCCGCTCAATCTTGTGCTATAGGTGCAATCAACATTGCTGCTAACGCAAGATTTTCAAATCTTGGAGCATTTGGAACTTGTAGCATTGCGATTGGATATGCTTCGAATACTACTGGTACTGG